TTGGTTGTCAACTCAGAGCGTGAAACTGAAGCTCAAAAGCTGTTGTCAGCGGTTCTTGCAGCTACCACGGATAATGTCAATATTTTCCAGAACAGCCTGCAGTTGATTGTCGAAGAGCGCATTACCGACACCAACAACCCCTGGTACACGTTCGCCAATCCTGCTGCACATCCAGCGCTTGAATATGCCTACCTCGACGGCCAGTCAGGCCCCACCATCGAAACGCAAAACGGCTTTGATGTTGATGGCGTCAAGATAAAAATCAGCCATGACTTTGGCGCGGGCTGGGTCGACCACCGTGGCGCAGCAAAAAACCCTGGCGTTTAAATAGCCGCTTAAATCAGTAACAACTCAATCGTCGTGCGGCGCATTAAAGCGCCGCAGGGCTTACTATTATTTGGAGATAATCAATGAAAACTTTCGTGCAAAAAGGCAACACGCTGACATTCACCAACGGATCAGGATCCACCATTGCCAGCGGTGAAGGTGTGCTGTTGGGAGCTGGTGGTTTATTCGGTGTATCCAACGGCACCGTGCTGGACACAGAAGATGGCGAAGCCACTATATCGGGCGTGTTTAAGATCAGCAAAACCGCAGCAGACACCCCAGCCCAATGGGCCAACGCATACTGGGATGATACCGCCAAAGAGGTCACTACTGTATCTACCTCAAACACCTTGATCGGCGTATTTACCAAAAGCTACACCGCCATTGCGACACCAGCTGAAATTCTATTGATCCCAGCAGTCGCCTAATCGTGACCATGACCCTGATGGCCCTCACCCCAACCCGTGAGGGCCGTTAGCTATGACCGATTTTAGAGATCTAGCACAACTTGCCACAGGATCAGCCCACAGCCTGCTCGGCGGCGATGTTGCCACAGTCACCTCAGCGGATACCACAGTTGTGATTAATGATGTTGATGTGGTTATCGAAGAAGACGCCGTCACCCAGACTGACGCCGGCATGGCCCTCTATGGCCAGACCGTTATCAGTTTTGATAAGTCCCAGCTCGCCGGCCTAAAGATAGGCCGCAATGTAAGCGTGGCAGTCATCGGCGGCAGCACGTACAAAATCCGAGAAGTTCAAACAGAGGATACCTGGGCGGTCACCGCCTCGGCCTCTAAATAATGGCAGACAAACTCGACAAGCAGATCGGCAGCTATGTCAAAAAACTGCGCAAAATTAAAAATATCGAAGTCCCCCGTGCCAATGCCAGAGCGCTGAACACCGTGGGGCGGAGATCGGTTAAAAGAGTGATTCGGGGAATCTCAAAAGAAACGCGAATCCCTCAGAAAGCATTGCGAAAAAGAACTTTTATAGCCAAGGCCAACAGCAAAAAACAGAACGTCAAACTGACCGGCTATGCCGCACCCGTATCAGCCGTTAATTTGCTTACCAACTCACAAAAAACACGCATAGGCAAAGGCACAAACAGGCAGGGTGTCAGGGCCAAGGGTTACATGTGGAAAGGCGCATTTATCGCCAGAGGTCTCAATGACAACCTCCATGTTTTTCAGCGCACCGGCATCACCCACCGGCCCACAAAGGGCAACTATAAAGGACAGACCAGAGACGAAATAAAGTCTGTAAAAATATCAGTCAACAAACAATTCAGCCGCGCAATGAGTGTCGTCCCGCGCAGAGTCATGAGTTCTGACTACAGAAAGCTGCTGCAAAACGATCTTAAATTCAGACTCAGCAAATACGAGGTTCGATAATGTCAGGAAGTGTTAGAAAGTTAATCCGCGAACACGTTTGCCAGCAAGTGCAAGACGTTTTCACTGAGGGCAAAGTCTATGCCACGCGCGTTGTCGATGCGCGGGATAGTCAGCCCTATGCCAACGTATTTTTCGCCGATGGCAACTCAGAATATGAAGGCCTGCAGCTCATTCATTTTGCCGAGCTGGTGGTGGGCATTCACCTGCCCTGGTCAGACAACACCGACAACGAACTCGACGACTATGCCGACATTATCGCCGAGCTATTTGAAAAAGACCCCAACATCACCCTCGATGACGTTGTCGCCGGCTTTAACTACAGCGGCTTTGAATACGGCGAAGAAGACGAGTCGCCCTATATCCACATCTACAGTAAATACCAAGTCCAATTTTAAAAGGAGACACTCATGTCACTCAGTGCATTAATTGACCTAAAAATTAGCGTTGCCCAATCAGGCAATGGCGACATCAACACAGCCATTAGTAATACAGCCTTAAACGAAGTGCTCAGCCTGCTCAATGGCACTGGGTTAAATCAAGCCAACCAAGTCTGGAGCGATAATTCTCAGCTGGCAATATCCGGCGTCGACTCACTGGATCTCGCGGGCGTTTTATTAGACGCGTTTGGCAATGCCATCACGTTCACCAACATCGTCGCCATCGCAGTGATTGCAGATGCAGGTAACGGCGACAACATTGAAATCGGCGGCAACGCGAACGCCTTCGCCAGCTTTCTCGGCGACCCAACAGATGTGGTCACGGTTCCCCCTGGTGGCATGTTCTTAATCACGGCACCGGACGCCACCGGCTTTCCGGTCACTGCAAGTACCGCCGACATCTTAGATATTACCAATGCCGATGCAGCAGCTGTCGCCAATTATAAAATCGTTCTAATCGGTCGCGAATAAGCCACCACCCCAAACCCTTTTTACTCAAACCATCCCAACAGCCGCCACATAAAGTGGGCGGCTTTTTATTAGGAGAAACATCATGGCAGGTTCAAACGTACCAACACTCGGCGCAGGTTCTAAGCTCTACTACGAGCCATCAGCAGCGCCTGGCACCTGGGTGCTGTTGCCCAACGCACTGAACATCGGCGAAGTCGGCGAGCAGGGCGAATTTATTGAAACAACCCCCATCTCTGCAGAAATTCGAGAGTACACGCGGGGCTTAAAAACGCCACCCAATAAAACCATCACCTTTAACGATACCCCTGGCGATGCCGATTATGTTGCGTTCTTGGCCGAGGTAGATGCCGATGCCACGCTGCAGTTTAAAGTTGAATATAAAAACAACCACCAAGGCATTTTCACTCTGGTTCTCAGTGGTCGACTCATGCAAGAAGCCGAAGGCGGCGCGCAGTTGAAGATGAATATCTTTGGCCAGCAAACCGGTGGCACGGCCTGGAGCGTTATCTAATGGCTTTGACGTTAGCAGAAATCCTGGCGGGCAAACCCCGCCTGCGATCCAAAGTTGTCAATTATGGCAATGGCCTGCAGTTCGAAATTAAATCTTTTTCGGCTGCCGGCTTTCATCAAATGGCCGTTGAGATGAAAGAGCACGCGGAAGACGAAAACAATGATCACAGCGTGACTATCGCCATTCGATTTATCGAAGGCGAGGACTATCAGCCCACCAGCGATGAGATAAAAACCTTCCGTGAAAATATCGATTTAGGTGTTATTCAGCGTTTAGTTATTGATGGTCTGAACTTTAATCGCGGCGCGGAGGACATTGCAGCAGCTGCAAAAAAATCTTAACAGATCCTGAGCTGATGCTGCGACTCAGAATAGCCACGCAGTGGGGATGTTCGATCGCCGAGGTTGAAGCACGTATGCCAGCGTCAGAGCTACCTCTCTGGACCGCCTGGCAATACATCGAGCCCTTTGGCTGGACGGCTCAGGATCTGGTTGGCGCTAAATTAGCCCGCATGCAATACGCCACATCCTGCAAGGGCAAAACACCGCCACTCGGCGACTTTATTACCAAGCCGCCAGATTGGCGAGCTTTTGATCCTGAACTGCATGAATGCATGGAGGCAGATCGCATGATGAGAAACCTGCAAGGCGTAATGGGAGGTGAATTAAATGGCGAATAGAAATATTGAAAAGTTCACCGTTGTTATCGACGCCAATGGCCAAAAATTCAAAGGTGAGTTGCTAAAGTCTGAGAAACAGGCAAAAGAGTTTGGCAATAATATGAAGAAAACTTTTGGCGATATAGCCAAAGGTGGTCTTATCGCCGGTGCGGGGTTGGCGCTGCTGACGAAGAAAATTATCGACACCTCGTCAACCATGCAGCAGTTAAAAACCCAGCTGGTCACCGTGACCGGATCCATTGAAGCGGCAGAAGACGCCTTCAAAATCATCAAAGACTTTGCCTCTGAGACGCCCTTCCAAATCGAAGAGTTAGTGGACTCATTTGTCAAACTTAAAGCTCTGGGTCTGGATCCCTCAGAAGAGGCTCTAATGAGCTACGGCAACACCGCCGCCGCCATGGGCAAAAGCCTTAATCAAATGATCGAAGCCGTAGCAGGTGCCTCTGTGGGCGAATTTGAGCGCCTCAAATTGTTTGGTATCAAGTCAGCATCTGAAGGCGACAAGGTGAGTTTTACCTTTCAGGGCGTAACCAAAACGGTCAAGAAAAATGCCGAAGAAATCACCGAATTTTTACAAAGCATCGGCAATGTAAACTTCGCCGGCGCAATGGATCGTCAGGCCAAA